ATCTGGTCTTTTAGTAAAACTTTCCAACTTTGCCGTAACTCTACCACCATATTTGTTATAATCGTAATCGGTAGTAAAGTGGTTCTTAACTGCCAAATATGTTTTAAATACATCAAAGCCACCATACATTATAATTTGTACTCAAAATTTTGTGTCTCATCATTAATATGTACCTGTTTTGCGCCATTTTTAATATGAAAGTGTGTTGCCATTGGTGTTAATGGTGATAATGTCACCAATCTACTACAATGGTTTTTAATTGTCCACTCTCTTAATTTTTGTATAATTTCTCTGCCTGCACCTCGTTTTCTTGACCATACGGTATAAGCTACAGCAATGTTTCCTAAATTGTGTTTTCTTGACATATAATCCATTTCTCTTACAGTGTAAGGTACTTCAGGACAAAATGCAACACAAACAATTGCCTCAATCTCATCATTATATTTAAGGCCAAATATTTTTCTATTGTTTGAAATTCTAAAACCAAGAGTAAGTTCAGGTCTTACTGGATCCTCTGATACATCAATGTCGTCTAATTCAACTAACTCTGTGCCTTTGACCCATTTAAAAAAATCTTCAATCTTGTCTTTATACTTCATATAGGTAATTTACCTGTTTCTGGCATTTTAATTAAATTAGCCTTACTAGCTTCTACTTGTATTTTTTCTTTTAATGCTTTTGATATTAAACGGCCAACTGATTCGACCTCTATTTGATTATCTTCACAATAAAATAATATTGCGTCCATGTAAGTGATTGGTTTTTTATCTTTTACCACACCCTCTATAATTAAACTAAATTCTTTGCTATTCATACTTATAATATATCACTTATTGTTAAAAATGTAAAGCGTGGATTGTTTCTGTTACGAGGCACAAACCACAAAACCCTAAGCAGTTATTAAGCTGCTAATGCAAATGTATTATTGTTTGCGTTTAATTAGCATGAGAGGTTGCCACCTATTAATCTCTTACAATTTCCTTAATACCTGTCGAAACCTATATCAGCCCCATCAAAACTACATGAAAATTGTCTGTGTTAATCTTTTCATGTAGTTATGGTGGAGCTGGAGAGAATTGCACTCTCGTCCAGCGTATCTACTATAATTGTAGTCAACGACTAATTCTATGTCCTGATACCAGGAAATACTAACTCAAATGATCTGTACATCATACAACTTTCTAATGCTGATGGTGATGTTAATACAGCTATAGTTTCTGTTTTATCATTATTAATAAAGTAACTAACCATATAGACATTCATTCCGTCTTTTTTAGTGCCTTCTTTACCTACTGATAAACTTTCTAATATAAATTCGTTATGTACTAGATATTCATTTATTGTTTCTGTACTACCACAAATAACTGGTAATTGTGCCCATTCTAGTCCATCATATTCTAGTGTTGGCTTATGGTCCGCTAAAGATATATTAGTTGTAAATATAAAAGTTAGCAAAAAGGCCAACATTAAGTTTTTTTTTATTTGCATGGTTGCTCCTTTTAGAGACCATTATGACTTTGTGCCTTTTGTCTTCTCTTCATAATATTTATAAAAACCTTTAATAGCATCGCCAAGTTTTTCNTTATAGTCAGCCGTGTTCTTTACGAATGACTTGCATGAACCNTCTTCACCTGCTTGAAGAATTACAATTTGTTCTATNGGTGTGTCAAATAGTTCTTCATACATAATCGCATANGCAGTACATTGAATATAATAGTTTTCATTCCAACTATCTACTCGTTCCTTGTTAGCAGTTTTAAAATCAATTACAGATAATTTACCATTATATTCTGCAATACAATCAACTTGACCTGCAATGGTCAATTTATGACTATACATTATTCTTTCTATTGCATGTATATTATCTATTTGATCCAAATAAGGTTTTAATAATCTAAACATGCCTAATGGTAATACATCACGAATAGATGGTACTTCACCTTTTAAATATTGTTCAACAAGTGTATGAGTAGCAGAACCTCTACGAGCTGCTCTATTCATTTCCCACTTAGCTGCCTCTTCACCAACATTTCTACGCCATGCCATAAGACCTGGTTTTGGTATAGCACCTAATACAGTTGTAACGGATGGATATGCCTTGTCATCAACTTGATAAAACCTGAAGCCATCAATATTTTTACCCTTTGTTGTAGGGAATTTACTCTCATCTAGTTGTATAAAGTTTTTCTTAGTCATTATATTTACTTCCTTTTCAATTTATATATCTATTATATACACTTATCATTATATTGTCAAGCCTAGATTGACATGTGTAACATGTATAAATCGTTAAGTTTATCTCTTTCCGATTTAAATGGTTCTTCTTCTCAGCTAATCATTGTTTTAGCTAATTGAGTTGTTTCATCAACTCTTCTTGTCCAACCTTTACCGAAAGTAGCAAATGTAGATAACTTTTCATAGTAATCTTGTCTTGCCTCTTGAAAGTTGTCAATTGCTTTTGCCAAACCATGTTTTTCAACATATTCAGCAAGTTTAGTTAATGTGTTAGGACCAATACCACCGTCTGCTACTGTATCAATCATTGTTTGTAGATATTTTGCACTTCTACCTGGACCTGCATTTACTCCAAAGTCAAAAACGCAAAGGTCTAAACCATTTGGTAGTTCATCACCTTTCATTTTATCCCAATAGCCTTTTTTGTAAATAGGTGCCACATCTTCGACTAATAGGTCTTTCATATTTTTTGTGCCACCATGTTCTAGGTAAACTCTTTTTGTAACACCTAGATTAGTTTCACCACCTGGGTCTTTTGGATGGTTCACATAACCACCCTCATGGTGTAATATTGTTTCTAAACACTTATCATAATTTGCTTTCATTTATTTTCCTTTTGTAAGTTTTAACAACTTCTCTATCTGTGCCTTAATAATCGGCGATCTATTAGGCCAATGTATATAAGGTTCATCAGATTTCATAAGATTATATAGAAATGGTAGTATTAACTTTTCTATTTCTTTAAATCTTTTTGTAACATCTTCACTTGCCAGTTCTTGTGTTACAGTTTCTTTTTCTGCCACGATTTGCATAATTTCATTCATCATACTTTTGATATCGCCAACATCTGATTTTACTTTTGCTAATTCAACATTATTAGTTTCTATAACGGAAGTATCTACAGACGGTGAAGATTCGGGTGCCTTACTTACTGGTGTAAAACCCCAATCTTGGTCAAGGTCATATTCTCTTAAATAATCTGGTATATCTTTTGCCATTACTTTTTACCTTGTTGTCTTTTTCGGTGTTTCTCTACCACTTGTTGTGTCTTTACTTCTTTAATTGACCGTTTTCTATGTTGTTGTGCCAACTCACTAGTTGGATGAGCATCAGCTATCCTTGATAGATTATCTTTCCAACCACCATCTGTTTTCATGCTAATACCTTGAACACCACTAGATATATTTATAGTAGTAAGCTTCTGTTTAATATGTTTATTCTTTTTCAGAAATTTTTCCTTTTCTGCAATAGACATCATATCATCATAGACTTTACCTGTCTTCTTATTTTCAAAGGTGTATATTGGCATTAATTTTTGAAAGGGTCTTTTACTGTAAAATGTTTGTTGATTACTTCTAGTTGTTCTTCGTAATGAGCAATCTCTTTTAATTCTTTTTCAATTGTCTCTATATGATCAGGATGGCTAGCAACACCAACTGGTTGTTGTAAAAAAATTTCAACATTTGATTTATGTTTTGCTATATGTCCTTCAGCATGTTTCTTAATTGCCTCTATTATTTGTTCACGCATTTTGTTTTACTCCTTCTATGTACCATTGTGGTATTTTTGCTGGACTTTTCCAAGTAGCAAATCTTCGTTTTTCCATAATATAATACTTTCGATAACTGCCTACTGCGTCACCAGGTATTTTACAATAGTCTGGCATTGCTGGTTTAGGATCAGTTGCAATTTTATTATATTTAGCATTATTTGGTGGATGTTTTAATATCTCACCTAATTTTTGTATTGTTAAATGATCTGTAGTATGATTGTATCTTTTTTTATATTCTTCATTGAGAGCCATCATATGTTTATATAACCACATGTAATTGTATGCCGATTCAAATAACCATATTGTACTAGGGTGTTTTACCCAACCTGCTTTATATAGTATAGGTTCTAAATTAGAGTTAGGGTGTAACCATCTTTTAATTTTTCTACCTTTTGCTGTCTTATCATAGTATTCAGTACCGTCTAATACTCTATGACATGTAGATAACAATTGTGCTGATTCTAATATCATCTTTACAACATGCTTATCAATCATTTGTTCAGCAGCTTTTATCGGATGTTTATCTATGTAAAATACGTTCATTTTTAATTGATTGTTTTTCTAAAGTAATTATCACGATCATACTTTTTACATAATTTAGAGAACACATTAAACCAATAGTTTTT